ATGGACGGCCTCGCGAATTTGGAATAGGTTATAAAAATAAAACAATATTACCATTATGGTTAACAGTAATAATCTTAGCAATAGCCTCGTATTTCTTTATTGTATGTTATATAAATTTTGATAGATTCAATTATTAAGTCGGATTAGCCTCTTCATAATCTTTAATAATTTGGTCTACCGATTTTTCACACGAAATACCTATAATGTAATTATAGCTGATTGAGCTTATTAAAATTCCTGCTAATATGTACCACACGATTTTACCTATAACGTGCTTTATTGTTATTAATTTATATAAATTTATAATATCCGTATTAACTGCACTATCACCACCATAATCAATTATTTTTGATTCTCTCAATTGACTAATAAAATCTTCAAAATTAGATAAATTTATATCTATTTGGTTTATAAATTTAGATTTATTATTTTTAATTGTATTAATAGCTTTAACTAAATCGGGTTTTTCTTCTAGATTAGTAGTGTCTGGCATTAATTTTTCTAATGCAGTCGAAACACCTAACATTGATACAAACATATATCCAATAGTATTAGAAAAAGGAGAGACCCAACCTGGAAATAATTTTAAAATAAAATATAATAATACAAATATTATTAACCAAGGCATAACTGTAACCATTAATATATAATTCCATTCAATGCTTTGGTCGCATATCATTCGCGAATTATGAACATTTAAGAAATATGAACCTATAATAATAAACAATATATATATAAAATTTATAACATTGCTATCTTTAGAGTTATTAATAGCTACAATATCTGCACTTTTATTAACGGTAAAAACTGTAAAAATTAAGAACCCTAATGTTACTAGTATAAAATATATTAGTGTAGTTGCTGGGCTTGGTACATCTCCTTCTGCCATATTAGTATAAAATAGACTAATATAATAAATACTTATTTAATACTTATTTAATAGCTATTTAATACTTATTTAATACTTATTTAATACTTATTTAATACTTAAATAAGTATTTATTTAATATTATAAAAAAAGCGCTACTTATAAATAATGAATTTTGATATTGCAAATTATACAAATTTACAATTTAGCAAATCAATTAATAATCCAACTAGTAAACCTAAATTAGTAGATAATGGAGTAAAATATTTTTTAAGAGAAGTTCTAAAAAATTGCCATAACTATAAACAAAAAAATTACAATATTTTTTACAATATTACTATGTTTATAGTTTTTGTAATAATATTAGGAATAATATTATTTACGCGTTATAAAGGAGGTTCTATGAGCAAAAAATATTATGAGAAAAGTATGAAAGACAAAGAATATATAATGTCTAAATTAGTTTATTATAATCGCCAAAATATAGATAATCAACAAAGAATAAAAAATAATATGATAACAAACTTACCCGACTATAGTAATCACGTCGAGGCTAATTTATTACATAAAAACTTGTATTTTTCTTAGTGGTTAATGCTTCTCGCTTGTCGCTTGTCGCTTATCAATCATAAAAATTTATTAAATTCTATTTAATACCTTTTTATATATAATAGTAAGCATATATAAATTATAAAGTAAAAATAAATATATACTATATTAATAATATAGTTTAATTATGACATCTGATAGTTATTATAAAGATTTACAAGATTATTATAAATTAAAATATAGCTATGACACAGTAAAACAAAAGAAAATAAATGAATTAGTGGGGACTTACGGTAAAGATTATGACCAAAAGAAGCAGACTTTTGCCAAACTCAAATTAAAATGTATAAATTGTAAGCAAGATGGCGGAACCCTATTTACTGAAAATAGTGATATATTAAGAGCAACTTGCGGTAATAGTGTAAAGCCTTGCAAATTAGATTTGGCTATTACACGAAAGAAATTTGCGCATATTAGTGAAAAATTAAGCGCTACAAAGCAAGCTCTAGAAAGCTATAAAAAAAATATTATAACTACTAAATTAGACTTCCTATTCAATTATATTGAAGAAGAACGAGCAATAGAAACATTCGAACTTTTGAAACAACAGTTAAACAATAGTCAAGAAACTTACATAAATTTATTAACTTTATACAATTCTATTACTCATAATGAAGAATTACAAAATTTAATACAAGAAAAAATATTGGTTTTTGAAAATAGCAAAAAACAATATGCTGAGGCTCTCGATTTATATAAATCAAGCGGACAAATAATGTATTTAAAAAATGCTATGGAAATCTATAACACGAAAATGGCGCCATTAGGTAGTGAAATAATGAATCTAAAATATAAGTCTTCTTATGTCGAAAAAAACGAACAAGACCAATATATTTTTTTTCAAAACGCATACAATTTAGAAGATTTAATAATTGAATTAAAAGATTAAAAAGATTAAAAAGATTAATTATTTTAAATATATTATTATATTTATAGAAAAGCTAATGGTAAATAAGTCTAATAAATTTTTTACAAGAATATATAGCTCAACAAAATATATAAATATTACTGTTTTTTTAATCACTTTTCTATTAGGTTTAACATATATGTATTGCTTTGACTATAATAGAAAAGTTGTTGTATATCCTACACCTCATAATATAGATAAAATCGAATATAAAGACGAGGCTGGAAATTGTTATGGTTACAAAATAAAAGATGTTAAATGTCCTAGCAACAAAAGTAAAATAGAAGTTTTGCCGTTATAGATTATAGATTATATTATAATATATAATATATAATATATAGATTATATAATTATGATTAAGAACGTTGTTAAAAACTTAATGTATACAAATATTGGAAAAATAATATTATCAGTGTTATTAGGGCTGGGATTTGCAACACTATTTAGACAAATATGTAATTCTAAAGACTGCTATAGATTTATAGGTCCTCAACATAATGCGTTAAGGGACAAAATATTTGCAAGTGACACGGATAAAACAAAGTGCTACTCTTTAGTAGAAGAAAATATACAATGTGGGTCAAAAAGCAAAACACTAGACTTTTCTACCAAATTTATGTAATATAAAATATAAAATATAAAATATAAAAAATTGATTGAAAATATCTAACGTCAATTAACTAGCATTAATTATGAATGTTGATACTAAGATTACTTATAATATGAATGCATTAAATGCTACAACACAAGAAGATAACACTAATATATTATTAAAACTGTTTTTATACATTGTATTACGCTATTTTATTTAGTCTAAAGAATTTTTAAATAATAAATAAAAATTATTTAAAAAAACAGTGCGTAGTAATATTATTATTATGTCGTCTCCTGTTGAAACTTTTGCTTTTCAGGCTGAAATTAATCAGCTTATGTCTCTTATTATTAATACTTTTTATTCAAATAAGGACATTTTTTTACGCGAATTAATTTCTAATTCATCTGATGCACTAGATAAAATTAGGCATCATTCGCTATCAAATAAGAGTGTATTAGACACTCATAGTGAATTAACTATTCAAATTATTCCGGATAAGGCAAACAAAACATTAACAATTTTGGACACTGGTATTGGTATGACCAAATCTGATATGATTACTAATCTGGGAACAATTGCTCAATCTGGAACAAAAGGATTTATGGAGGCTATGAAGAGTCAGGGAGACATTAATATGATTGGGCAATTTGGTGTTGGGTTTTATTCTGCGTATTTAGTTGCTGAACGGGTTGTTGTTACTTCTAAAAATAATGATGATGAGCAATATGTGTGGGAATCAAATGCTGGTGGTTCATTTACTATTAAAAAAGATGATTCCGGTATTGACCTTGGACGTGGAACAAAAATCACGTGTTATTTAAAGGAGGATCAGCTTGATTATTTAGAAGAAAGTCGGATTAAGGAACTAGTTAAAAAGCATTCTGAGTTTATTAACTATCCAATTAGTCTTTATGTGGAAAAAACTGTTTCAAAAGAAGTAGAACTAGAACAGGAGGAAGAAGGCGAAGAAGACGCTAAAGACGAAGTGCCTTGTGAAACCGACGAACCAGAAATCGAAGAAATTAAGGACGAAGACTTAGCTAATATTGAAAAAATGGCAGAACAAGAGGCAGAGGCAAAAGCAAAGAAAACAAAAACAGTTGAAGAAGTTGTAAGTGAATATGTTTTGCTAAATAAGCAGAAACCTATTTGGTCTAAAAAACCGGACACTGTATCAAAAGAGGAATATGCGTCATTTTATAAATCACTAACTAATGATTGGGAAGAGCATTTAGCAGTTAAACATTTTTCTGTTGAGGGTCAGCTAGAATTTACTGGTCTATTATTTGTTCCAAAGCGTGCTCCTTTTGACCTATTTGAGCCAAATACAAAAAAACACGGACATATTAAATTATATGTTAGACGTGTATTTATTACTGATGATTGCGAAGATTTAATTCCCGAATGGTTAAAGTTTGTAAGAGGTGTAGTAGACTCCGAGGACCTTCCTCTCAATATTTCGCGTGAAATGCTGCAACAAAATAAAATTCTAAAGGTTATTAAGAAAAACATTGTTAAAAAGTGTTTAGACTTATTTGCAGAAATTAAAGCTAATGATGAAGACTATACTAAATTTTACGAACAGTTTAGTAAAAATATTAAGCTTGGAATTCACGAAGATGCTTCAAATCGTGAAAAATTAAGTGAGTTATTAATGTTTCATAGCACGAAGTCGGGGCAAAAAATGGTTTCGCTAAGCGATTATGTTGCTAATATGCCGTCTAGTCAAACGCAAATTTATTACATTACAGGCGAGTCGCTAAAATCCGTAGTAAATTCACCATTTATTGAGCAATGCAAAATGAGAAATCTTGAGGTTCTTTTTATGATTGATCCAATTGATGAATATTGTGTTCAGCAACTTAAAGAATATCAAGGAAAGTCGCTAGTGTGTGTTACAAAAGAGGGACTAACGTTTGATTCTAGTGAAGACGAGAAACAAAAATGGGAAACTTGTGTAAATGATTTTAAGCCACTAACAGAGAAAATTAAGGAAGTCCTTGGACCTAATGTTGAAAAGGTCGTATTAAGCCAGCGTGTTGTTAACTCTCCTTGTGTATTAGTAACAGGTGATTATGGTTGGACAGCTAATATGGAACGAATTATGAAAGCACAAGCACTGCGTGACACTAATAATTCATATATGATGTCGAAAAAAATTATGGAAATTAACCCGCATCATAGTATTATTAAATCACTTAAAGAACGCGTTAAGTCGGCAGACAATGACGCTATGGTTAGAGACTTAGTAAGTTTATTATATGAGTCGTCGCTAATTTCAAGTGGGTTTTCTATTGAAGAACCGGCAACTTTTGTAAATCGTATTAATAATATGATTAAGCTTGGGCTTTCGCTCAATGATGACGATGAAGAGACTGTAGATGCTAAAGAAGATGATGCTAAAGATGCTAAAGAAGATGAAGTAAAGAAGGAAGACGTAAATGTAGAGGAAGACACTGAATCGCATATGGAAGAACTTGACTAGACTAAATTAAGTAAATAAATAAAGTAACTATTAAAATTATTATTTGTTTAACAATAATTTTAATTATTTTTGCATTTTTGCTAAATTTTATTTGCGTTATTAAATGAATAAATATTTAGAGAACTATATTAATTAATTAATTAATGTCTTCAAGTGGAATTACTTCCATAAATGAACTTCCTTTATTAAATAATCAAAACGGACATATACAACAACAACAAATGATGAGCCAGCAACCTCAAAATGTTGTTTTAAATAGAAATGAGATTGTATCAACTAATAATAATCAAATGACTACATCGAGCTATACTCAATTATTGCCATCAAGTGGCGGTTCTACTATGAACAATCCAATAACTATGGAAAATAGTAATCAAAATCATGCCCCTCCTAACTATAATGAATTAATAAGTCAAATACAAAAGGCAGCTGCTTATGGAACAACGGCATTACCTTCGCGGGATATTCCGATGGAACCGTTAAAAGTTGCAAATGATGTTCAAAGTCAACCCAATTATATACCTCCTCCACAGTTTCAAGAAGATTATATTAAAAATAGTATAACTCCTCAAAATTTGGTAGACGCTAATTCAAGACAAATAAAAAGTGGCGCTTATTATGAAAAATTATATGGTGAATTACAATTGCCTGTAATAATTGCGCTATTATTTTTTTTATTTCAATTGCCAATAGTTAAACAATACAATAAAAAGTTGCTTCCGTTTTTATTTAAAAGTGATGGTAATCCTAATTTATACGGTTATATTGCTAATAGTGTATTGTTTGCATCAATGGTTTATGTATTACTAAAACTTGTTGCTTATTTGGCATAATTCTTTCCAATTTTAATCCATAAAAGAATACTAATTGTGAAACCTACTAAAAATCCAGCAATACATTTATCAGAAGGCTCCTTAAAAAATGGACTAGTTAAATAAGGACCTATGAAAAATGTTAAAATAGAGTAAAATATCATAATAGCTATTGACATTGGCGAACTTAAGTGAGACATAATATATATTTTAAATATATATTATGTTTTTGTTTTTAAATTGTTATTAAATTATTTTTAAATTGTTTCTAAATAATACTTTATTTTCTTCTAGTTTTTTTAGCGCCTCTTTTTCTGCGTGTTATTTTTCTTGCTCTAAAATATTTTTTGCCAAATGCGTTTCTAGATGAAGTGGACGAGGCACTAGATGGGGCTCGTGATGGTGTTAAATTTAATTCTAAGTTATCTAGTGATAAATGCATAGCGTTATCTAGTTGTCGGACAAGACTGGTTGGTCGTGTTCCTATATTAGGCCGTCTTTGAAGCATTGGTGGTGCAGAAAAGGGAGGAACCCGAGGAGGTGGAAGATCAGGGCTACCGCGCGCTTGATTTAACAATCTCTCACGAATAAGTGCTGTTTTAAGTCTACGCTCAAGGTCGCTTACGACCCTCATTATACTTTGTTGTTGTTGATATAAATTATAATGATGTGTGCTTGCTAGTCTGTATGTTTCTCGCGCTAGTGCTTTTTGTTCTATAATAGGAGCAAGACCTGTTTCAATTAGCTCATCAAAAAGAGCGCTGACGTGGTCAAATCTTGGTTTTAAATTATTAAAATAATTTATGTCCGTGTCTTCATCTTCATTATTTACATATGCTGTCCATTGCCTCTTTAGTTCCTTATATTCCATCCCTAAGTTGGACTGATTAAAATCCGTAAGAAGTGTATATCTTAAATTATCACGTTCTGTTCTCAACCTTTCATAGCGTTCGCCATCGTCATCTCTGCGTGTTAGTGAGCGCTTAACTTCAATAGTTTTCGCATCTAATGCGCTGCGTTGTTGTCTTAAATCGGCTGCTAATTCTCTAATAGTATTTCCTAAATTGGTTCTGCGCGTTTCTAACGCCTGTGTTCTTCGCGCTAATGCATTTGGATTATTGCGTCTTCGAGTTGTTGACCTTAAATGTATTCTAGGGGTTATAATAGTATTTT